ACTGCTTTGTTTTTAGTAGTAGATGAGTTTCGTATGGGTGACTCTGGAAACATAGGACGAATGGCAGATAAACTTAAACATCAGATTACAGAACCTACTCTAACAGTACGTGCAATGCGCACAAATCAAGTTGAACTGCCTAGTTATTGTAATTTTATTTTTCTAACAAACCGAGCGGATGCAGTTAAAATAGAAGATGGAGACAGACGTTACAACGTAGCTCCCAGGCAAGAACGTAAACTAGATAAAACTATGCCTGAATTGCTTACAAAGTTAGACACATTAGAAAAAGAATTGTATACATTTTCTGGGCTGTTAAAAAACTTTAAAGTTGATGAACGCATGGCTCACACTGCGTTAGACAACGATGCTAAGAAAAACATGAAGTTAGTTTCAATGTCGGTATTAGAAGAATTTGCAAATGCTATTAAATTAAACAACTTAGAATACTTTATTGAGATTTTAGATATCCCACTTACAAACACTTTTGACGCTGGTGGCATAAGTACAGCACAACGATATCTTAAAAACTGGGTAGCTTCAGTAGGACAAGAAATGGTTATCCCTATGCAACACTTTAAATTAGTGTATGATGTATTAACAGATAATCGTAAAACATTATCAGTACGGGACTTTACAAAAGCCATGAGTAGATTAAATATACAAACTACTCGTAAGAGAATGGGTGAAGGTGAAAATCGTTCTGCCCCTCGAGGAGTCTTTTTGACTTGGGTATTAAGTGAAGAACTACAAGAGTCTTTAGCGTTAGAGCATTTTGATGCTAAAGATATGGAACTTATAAACAGGAAAACTGCACATTAAGTAATATGGTAGAGCTTGTACAAAACAAGCGTCCGGATCTGGATAAAGTAATCCAACCCGAGACTCCAGAGGAGCTAGGACTTATTCCAGCTTGGTCGCACTCGACCCTCAAAACATTTGAAACCTGTGCTTATCGTTCTTATATAGCTAAAGTTAAACGCATACAAGAAGACTTTGGTCCTGCTGCAGCCCGTGGTACTGTAATCCACCAGCTTGCAGAAGATTATGTTAGTGGTAAGTTAGAAGAACTACCTGTTGAGTTAAACAAATTTACAAGTGAGTTTGCACACTTACGTGACATGTATGAGTTAGATAAAACAGAACTAGAAGGAGAATGGGGGTTTACAATTGATTGGTCCCCTTGTGGTTGGATGGCAAAAGATGTTTGGGCACGTATAAAACTAGATGCTATCTTGCACGACTCACCTACTTCAGCTCGCGTTATTGACTACAAAACAGGTAAAATGTTTGGTAATGAAATAAGCCATGCACAGCAAGCTTTAACTTATGCAATCGGTAGTTTTTTTAAATTCCCTGAGTTGCAACACGCACAAACAGAACTATGGTATTTAGATCATGGTGAAATAACTAAACAAGCTTATACTCGTGATGAAGCTATGGTGTTTATGCCTACATTACATAAACGGGCCGTAGATATGACAACTGCAATGCAATTTATGCCGAACCCATCTAAAACAAATTGTCGATGGTGTTCGTATAAAAATGGAGAATATCCACATTGCCAACACGGTATTAAATAAACAACGCTACACGAGATACTAGGCTTAGCTCACCTAGGTTGTAAACGAGCTATTTTAAGGTATAATTAAATCTTAAATACAGTTACAAATAATAAATAATAAATACAAGGTATAAATAAATGACTTCAATCCCACCGCCGTATGCGCATCAAACTGACACAACTGATTTCATAACTAATAATTTACGCTGTTTAATTACCTCAGACCCTGGTACAGGGAAGACTCGTTCAGTTTTAGATGCTCATGTAAAAAACAAATGTGTTACATTAGTCCTGGCTCCGTTATCTATACTCGAAGCAGCATGGGTAGATGACATAGTTAAATTTCAACCAACAATTAATTGTGGGGTAGCTTATGCTAAAAATCGCAAAAAAATATTTGAAGATTCAAAGTACGATATGGTCATCACTAACTTTGAGGCTGTCAATTTTCTCAAGAAAAATCCTAAGTATCTTGAAAGATTTGACACTTTGGTTGTGGATGAATTTACAGCGTTTAAGAACAAAGACGCAAAGCGTTCTAAAAATCTCAAAACTCTGGTCGGACATTTTGATCGTAGGATCTTTATGTCTGGTACTCCTAATACTAATACTATATTAGATTTATGGCATCCTGCTTTATGTGTAGATGATGGCGAACGTTTAGGCGTTCGTTATTATTCCTTTAGGAATCAAGTTTGTACTTCTAAGTTCAATGGCTTTGCTAATGAATGGATAGATAAACCTGGTATAGAAGAAACAGTAGCACAAATGTTAAGTGACATTACTATACGTCACGCTTTAGAAGACTGTATTGATCTACCAGATAATATCGTTCGTACTTTGTATACTAGTCTAACTCCAGCCGTACAAAAGATGTACAAAACTTTACAAGACTCATCGGTGTTGTACACTAAAATGGGCACTATTAATGCAGTCCATGCCGGGGCCAGGGTTAAAAAGTTATTACAACTCGTCTCTGGAGGAGTTTATGACGAAGAAGGTAACGTACAATACTTCCACCAGCAGCGACACGACATAGTTATAGATCTAGTTGCTAGTCGTAAACACAGCATTGTAGCATTCAATTGGAAACACGAACGTGATGCGTTGATCGCGCTCGCTGATAAAAAGAAAATATCTTATGCTGTTATAGACGGTGAAACTCCTGCACACAAACGTAAAGATATAGTACAACGTTTTCAAGCAGGTCAATTACAAGTATTACTAGCTCATCCACAATCTGCAAGTCATGGGTTGACCTTAACTAAAGCTACAGCCTGTATTTGGTGTAGTCCAACTTACAATGCAGAACATTTCCAGCAATTCAACAGACGTATTCATCGTGCCGGTCAAACTAAGAAAACAGAAACTATATTAGTTACAGCACGTGATACCTGGGAAGAGCAAGTGTATGAAAAACTAAATGGTAAATTAGGCAAAATGGAAAATTTACTGCATGTATTAACTAAGCTATACGCACAGGAGGCAGCATAGTGAAATTTACTAGAATAGACCAATACCATTCAGTATCTTATTTATCGGAAGAAAATTATTCTTACCATAACTTTAAAAGTATGAAAATAATTGTTTCGCACAAAGCTAAAACAGATAAATCATTTCCAAATAACAAAGTTTCAACAACCATTTATGTAGATAACGATTACATTTATGTAGAAAATAGTTTAATTAAATTTGGAGGTGGACCTAATAAAAGTTTAGTTACAAGGTATGATAAAAAATACGCACAGGAGGCAGCGTAATGTTAGAAGATAAAAATATAAATGATTTACTAGATGAACTTCACAGTACTAGAGTGGAGATTAAGGGTTTTCAAGAATTAGAAAACAAACTTAAAAAACATCAACGAGCACTAGAAGCAACATTAATGACTAAGCTAGACCAACAAGGTGTAGATCGAGTCGGCAATGAGGTATGTACAGTATCTTTGAAAAAAGAAATTGTGCCTACGGTAGAAGACTGGGAGGCTGTACAACGCCATGTCCGTGATACTGGACAGTTTGAGTTGTTACAAAAACGCATGTCAGCTACTGCTTATAGAGAGCTGCGAACCATGAACTTAGACGTTCCTGGTGTCAAAGCAACAGAACTGACCCGAATAAACTTCAGGTCTAAACAATAACCATGAAAAAAGGACGATGAAATGTCTGAACAAGCTATAGCTACACCCGCAAAAGAAACAGCGGTATCTTTAGTCTCTACTAAAGTTCCTGCACACGTTTCAAAAGCGGCTGGTCTTGGTAATGAAAATGTTACTACTGACCATATTCAAGTCCCACGGATCAAATTGTTGCAACAAATGAACAATGAAGTGGATGAAAGTCACGATGCGTACGTTACAGGTGCCAAACCCGGTGCTTTGTTAAACACTGTAACAAATGAACTATTCAAAGAGATATACGTTATTAACGTACATTTTACTGAAGACTTTGTTATTTGGCGTAAACGTGAGAAAGGTGGTGGTTTAGTTGGCACAGTAGGTACTGCGCAAGAAGCAACTGAAAAAATTGCTACCTTAGATGGATCTCCTGAAGACTATGAAGTCATACAGACTCAGTCTCATCTTTTACTTCGTAAGAATGAAAAGACCGGAGCTTTAGATGTAAGTCCATTCTTAATGGATTTTGCTTCATCTAAGTTAAGAGTGTCACGCGAATGGAATACACAAATCCAACAATTGGGTGGAGATCGTTTTTCTTCTATGTGGAAGATAACATCCGTCTCTACACAAAACCGTGCTGCTCAAAAGTTTCATAATCTTTCTGTTGAGAATCAAGGATGGGTTCATGACGAAGACTATGAAAAAGCCAAAGCTATCTACGAAGGTGTAACAAACTCTAGTAAATAGTTTTTTTAGTGCGTACACGGAGGTGTTATTTTTTCTCCTATTGTTGTAGCATCTTCGTGTACAAACTTCCACGAACATTTTAAATAAAAATAAACATATAATTTATATACTTATATGTTACTCTTAGAGTCGTGAATGAACGTCAACTCATTAACAGAGTGCATAGAGTTTTATCTTCTAAAATCTATCGTTGGAAAATAAACGACAGCTACCACGGTGGAGTTGCAGACACATACTACAGTGGGCCCGCTGGGCATTGTTTTGTAGAATATAAATACAAACATAAGCCTCCTAAAAAAGATACTTCTAAAATGGGGTTTCTACTTAGCGATCAACAAGAACTTTGGTTAACAAAACAACTTAAACATAATGTACATGCATACGTATTAGCAGGTTGCAAAGACGACTTTTGGTTAACTCAAGATTTTAAAAATGTCAATTGTTGCACTAAAGAAAAATTTAACACTGAATCTTTTCTTTTAGTAGACTATGTTTTATTTATAGAACAACATTGTTTAGGAACAAAAAATGCCACAGAAAAATGACCCAATAAATAAACCTGTACATTACACAAGCTCCAGCAGCATAGAATGTATTGACGCAATTAAAGCTGCCCTGTCTACAGAACAGTTTGAAGGCTGGCTGCGAGGTAATGTAATAAAATATTTATGGAGATATCCACATAAAAATAAATTAGAAGATTTACGTAAAGCTCAGTTCTATTTAAATAGATTAATTACTGATAAGATAGAGGATCAAACTAAGTGTAAATAAAGGAACCTCTATGTATGAATACAAATGTGAAGTAGTTAAAATTATTGATGGCGATACAGTTGATGTAATTTTAGATTTAGGTTTTTCTATACTACATAAGGCCAGGGTAAGGTTGTACGCAATCGACACCCCGGAATCACGTACTAGAGATAAAGATGAAAAAGCTAGAGGTCTAATGGCTAAAAACTTTATTGTACAACACGTTAACGCTGCAGAATCTTGTGTAATACAAACACATTTAAAAGATTCTAAAGGTAAGTTCGGGCGTGTGCTTGGTACTTTAGTAACAGATGGATTAAATATAAACCAAACACTGGTAGACAAAAACTTAGCAGTCGCGTATCACGGTCAAAATAAAGCTGATATTGAAGAATCACATTTAATTAATAGAAATAAACTTATTAAACAAGGTCTATTTACGCCTGTAACAACAAATAAGGGGAAGTAATGAAAGGTGTTAAACATTATAAAAGAGACGGCACTTTACACAAAGGTAGTTCTCATAAAATGCCTAATGGTGATTTACATAGCAATAAAAGTCATACTAAAACAAGTGTAAAACTATACCATTATAAAGATCTGTCTAAACGAGCTAAACAAAAAGCAAAAAAGTTCGCTTAAGCTTTTCGTCCATAACGGTCCCGTTTGAAAGAACGATTGCTACTTGCTGATACTACTCTGGTATTTCTCGGTGAGTTGTTCATAGGATTACCGTCTACATGGTGTACGTCCTTACCATCTCCTTTCCTGGCCGTGCCGTTACGTATTGCATTTCTTCTAGCTGCATTACGCATTGCTCTTCTTTTCTTCTGTTCTGTAGTGCCTTGATATTTTCTATACTCGTCTTGGTAATTACGTCCCATGTTAGCTGCCTTGTCTTATTGTAATACGCGAGGAAGTTCCCCCATTATTTAAAATTCTGTTTACCTTACCTTCTTGTTCAATAACAATAGATACAGAATCGTTTTTATTAACTTGCATTTGTACTGAGTCTTCTATTTGTCGTATAAACTTTGCTTCGGTATCGTTAACAAAAGTACTAATCTGTGTTTCAGCATCGTATCCTATTGCAGTCCCTTGTATACCACTCTCTCCTAAAGCTTTATCAGCCTTAGATAAAGCATCAATTTCTTGTATAACATCAAGCAAATCTTCTAAAAAATTACCCGCTAAGTAATCTATATCTAACTCTTGATACTCTAAGTTATCTTCTTCTAAAGCATCTTGTTCTAATTCATCAAACTCAAGAAAGTCTACATCAAGTAAATTATCTGCTACTGATTTACCTTCATTAGCTTCTAATTCTTTTGTTTCAGGTGGATTAATAATCAACATGTTGTCAATCATATCCAGCGTTAAATTAAGTACAGCAGGTGTAGTGGGTGCGGTTTCAAAATTATATACAGTTGTGCTTTCGTAGGGTTTATTTAATATTGCTTGACCGAGGGCCGTAGTTACAGAAATCTCTCCTGAACTATTACCAAACTCATCTGGCAGTAAAATTATAAGAGCTTCGCCTGTTTCTTTTACAGTTATTGTAAAGTCCGTACCCCTAATCCCTACGGTGGCTGCATGTGTACGTATTTTAATATTTTCTTTTGGTATACGTGGTTTTTTGCTGGATATAAAACGCCCCGTTCCTTTGATAAAATTAAGAGCCATTGTTGACTTGGCGGGATCAGGATCAAATACAAATTCGTCTATTACAACGTTGCTATGTTCAGTTAAACGTATAGTTGTTTCATCTCTAAACGTTACACCCATACGTCCCGCTGCAGTTTCTAGTTTGTCCATAGAATTAAGCGAATAGTCTATTGCACTTTCGTAGGGTTTGTCTCTAACTACTCTAGTATTACCGTTTAATTGTGTAATACTTCCTATATCTTCAGCAAGCGACACTTGTGCCCTGGTCGTTTTGGTTAACACAAACTGTACCATTATTACCATTAGAAGTAATGCGCAACCAATCTCTAGCTTGTGTACTTGCTTGATCAATTGTAAATGTCCTTGAGTTCCCTGTATGATCTAAATAAAAATAACCGTTTGCGTACCCGTCCATATCTGTATTTATATTATTACTGCTCCCATCTATGTCTAAAAAATGAGTTGCTGTATCTACATCAATGTCTACGTCAATTGTATTACTTGCTCCGTTAATAGTCCAATCAAGGTCTGTACTACTAGCTAAAGCAGTTGTTGCTAAATCAAGAGTCATAGCATTACTATTCCCCGTTACTTGTACATTAACATTTGAACCATCTGCACCGAACGCATTAGTAGGGTCCATTTTAGATGTAAAAGTATTGGTATCACCATCAAAGTTAAAATAACCAGTGTATGTATCTGCATACATATCTCCCAGGAATTTATTAGTGTCTCCAATTTGATTTATATCTAAAGTCATAGATGTGCCGTCAAGATCGAGCGCCGTCATAGAACCAGCTGCCGCTAATAAACCTCCTATAATATTCCCACTTCCTAACTGTTCAAGATCTATATTAACAGTAGTTGTGCCTACTTGGTCTACAAAAATTTCGTTGTCTGCTGCAAACGCTAGTGGCATCATAAACAAAGTTATTACACTTAATCTATTCATATTCCCAATACCCCTTTCTAATACCTATTTTTACCATTTCTAATACTCCTGCTTCGATTGCTTTTTGTAAAGCTATTGAGGTGCTTTCGTTTGCAGTAATACCTCCCTCCATTTCAATTAAACTAGCACCATTTATGTCTACAAATCTAAACACATCCTGTGAAAGACTAACGGATAAAATACTTTTTGAAGTAAGAACTTCTAGTAGTACTTCTCCTGTAGACACACTGACCAATCTTAATGATACACTAACTGAGTCAGATCTATATTGTTTTGAACTCCCTATACCTAACATTCTAGCTCCTGCTCCACCTGAAAAAGTATTAGAATCATAGCCTATTACTCCTCCTTGCATTAACAAACCCGCTAATAATAAAGGCTTTAATTTACTTTCTTCATCAAAATTATCACGTGTGCTGCGAATTAGCTGGCGTTCTTTTGTAAGTGAATCTAAACCAACTCTTTCTGTAACTTTAAAAAATTTTCCGCTCGCAGTATGTTTTAACGCACGAATTAAAAATGCTTCGGGAGCTTGTGTAATAGCAGTAGAAAACATAGCAAAGCTACCATTACTTTTACGTTGGCCTGTTAAGTCTTGCAAGCTATTAGCATAAATAGCAATTACAGGTTTACGCTTTGCTGGAAGTATATCCCTTAATTCTTCTGATTGTAACGACAAAACAGAGGCATCTTTTATTATTACATTAGGAATACCACTTCCTTCTAGTAAATTTCTAGACGCACAACTAGAAAGTAAAGTCCCCCACAGGAATAGTAATAGTAGTTTGACCATTATTTTCGTCCGTAATTGTAAGTGTAACAGTGTCTTCTGCTACTACATACTCTATTAAATTACCCTCTAATTCTAATTTACCCTCCGTGCTTGGGTTTTCTCCAAAAAGTTGTTCCACCAGTTGTCTGCTTAACTGTGCATACACCCTGGATTCAAAATTTCTCATAAACCTAGCTAAAGTTGAGTTGTTTTCTTC